TATTGTCAGGCAATCTGGAACAATCCAAAAACAGACTTCAATATGTTAGAACTTCAGGCTGCGTACTCACAGGTAAAGGTGGATGCAAGTTGGGAAGAGATTCAAAACCTATCAGATGATTGGGTTGTATCTTCTATTTCTGTTGCAAAGGGATTGTATAAGGCACTTGGTAGAAATACATATAGTTTCCACAGGGGTTCAGAGTTTGTAGATATGATTGAGGGTTTATTCAAGAACTCTGGTCAGACTTACTTTACAAATGTAAACAAATGGACACCAGCAGATATTTGGATGGTACAAGATACTAAACTTAGTAACTATGATTTTACTGCAAACCCATCACTTCCTTATATTAATCAAGAGTTGATGAAGGCATATGCTGCAAGAGATATTATTGGTGTATCTTTGAAGAAAACAACTAAGGTTAAGTTTAAACAAATTAATTATAAGAAACCATTTAAGGCTCCAAGATATACTAAAAAAAGTTTAGGTAAGAGAAACTTCTTTGCTGCAAAAGATGGTTATCTCTTTGGCGCAAGTGGTTTGGAGATGCAGTTTAGAACCTTCCCAGCATTTCAGGCAGAGATTATTGGTGGTAAAGCAAAACATGGTAAACTCAGTGGAGATAGTGGCATCAATAGTCCTATCGGTAAAGTTTTACAGGGCGCTGGAGTGAGAGAGTTTCCAACTAGAACTGAAATTTCTAATCTTATCAAGAGAGAGAATGATAAGTTTTTTGAAATGTTTTATTCAGAATATCTTTCTGCTGGAGAGGATAGTAAAGTAACACTTAATGATTTTAAAAAACAACTTGGTAAGAAAGATAGTGGTTGGTTGGAGTCAAAATATCTTGTCACATTTTTATTTAATAGAATAAGTGGCAAAGAACAGAAGTTCTTAGAACTTGCATATAGATACGCAAAATCAGAATCAGAAGATTCTTGTGTACATTTAAAGGCGATGTAATGATAAAGTTTAGTTCATTTCTTACAGAGGATAAAGGTGGTAAAAATTTACACCTAGAACACATTGAGGATGAAATCCTTAACTTTGGTGTTTCTGGTGGACGAGCTGCAATCAACTTTGTTCGTTCTTTGCGTGACATGTTGGCTGGTTCAAGTCGTAGTTCTGTAAACATGACAGTCAAGTGGGATGGTGCGCCTGCAATATTTGCTGGTGTTGACCCAGAAGATGGTAAGTTCTTTGTTGCAAAGAAATCAGTATTCAATGAAAAACCACTACTGTATAAAAGTGTTGATGAAATCAATGGTGCGTCTGAACTAAGTTCTACTTTAAAATCAAAGTTTATAGTTTCATTTACAGAGTTTTCTAAACTTGGTATTAAGGGTGTTCTTCAAGGAGACTTGATGTTTACTGATGATGTATCTACAGAAAATATTGATGGTACATCATATTATACATTTCAACCAAACACAATTGTATATGCTGTTCCAGTAAACTCTGACTTTGGTAAGATTATTAAAAACGCAAAGGTTGGAATTGTTTGGCATACGACATATTCTGGTTCTACACTACAAGATATGAAAGCATCATTCGGTGCAAATATAAAAGGACTGAACAATCCATCTACAGTTTGGATGGATGATGCAACATATAAAGATACATCTGGTTCTGCAACAATGACTGCAAAAGAAACAGAAGTTGTCACATCACATTTGTCCATGGCTGGCACTACATTTAGAAAGATTAACTCTGGATTACTTGATAAGTTCTTGACTATTCAAAATAGTTTTACTGGTGATTTTTCTGGTGCATCTCTCAAGACATATAATAATGCTCTTGTAAGAAAAGGACAGAAAGTTACTAATCCAAAGAAACATGCACAAGGTTATATTCCTTGGGTAGAAAGTGTATTTGATAAAAAGATTGACAAACTCAAAACTCCTGTTAAGAAACAGGAAGTAGAAAATAAGAAAAAAGAAATAGTTCGTGAACTGAAGAAACATACTGTAAATTTAAGTAATATGATTGCATTTCAAAACCATATCGTAGAAGCAAAGATGGGGGTGGTGAAGAAACTAAATACTGTAAAGAGCATTGGAACTTTTATTAAAACTGCAAATGGGTTTAAAGTTGTGAACCCAGAAGGATATGTTGCAATTGATAGAATTTCTGGTAATGCAGTTAAATTAGTTGATAGAATGGAATTCAGTTTCAATAACTTTACTGCAATAAAGGCATGGGATAAATGAAGAAATTTTCAGAGATAACAGAAGCTCGTGGTGATACTTGCGTATTTACCTTTGGTAGATTCAACCCACCAACGACAGGACATGAAAAACTAATAGAAAAGGTAGCGGCTGTTGCTAAAACAAATCCAGGCGCTCCATACTATATTTTTGCATCACACTCTGAAAACCCAAAGAAAGATCCTTTACCTTACACTAAGAAGATTGCATACATGAAAAAGATGTTTCCAAAGTATGCAAGAAGAATTGTTGTAGACAAAGCAAGAAATGTATTTGAGATTGCAGTAACCTTACACAACAAAGGACACAAATCAATTGTAATGGTTGTTGGTTCTGACAGAGTTGCAGAGTTTGATAAACTACTGAACACATATAATGGTGTAGAAGCAAGACATGGTTACTATGGTTTTGATAATATCGAAGTGGTATCTGCTGGAGAACGTGATCCAGATGCAGAAGGTGTTACAGGAATGTCTGCATCAAAGATGCGAGCAGCTGCATCTGCAAATGATTTCGACCAGTTCAAACTTGGACTACCTACAAACTTCAAACAAGGAATGTCACTATTTAAAGATGTTCGTAAGTTTATGGGTATTCGTGAGTCATTTATTCCAATAGAAGATACTATCACTGAAGAAGAAATATTTAGAGACTTGTATGTTCGTGGTGAGATATTGACTATTGGCGAACAAGTTACTGATTCATATTCTGGTGTACAAGGAAAGATTATTCGTAGAGGAACAAACTATGTTACCTTTGTAGAAGATAATGGAGACACACATAAGAAGTGGTTGTACGAAATACAGGAGATGACAACTGGACAACTTATCAAACGTGTCATGGCTAAAACTACAAAGAAAAAAGGTTATGATAGAGCAGTTGAAATTCTCAAGTCTGTCATTGATAGAAAGAATAAAGAAACAGGTGGTAAACTAAAACACACTGTTAGTTATTATGCACAACAGATTGCAAGAACAATTACTGGTATTGATGGTAAAGAACTTACACATGCATTTGCAAAATCATATCCTAAACTTGCAGAAGAGAATCCTTGTTGGGATACTCATAAACAAGTTGGAATGAAAAAGAAGAACGGTAAGATGGTGCCAAACTGCGTTCCAAAAGAAGAGGTTGTTGAAAAACAAGATAAAGATATTAAGAAGAGAAAAGGTACACAACCAGCAAAGTATTATGCGAAAGATGCTGAGGGTGACAAAATGGCAAAGTCAACCAAACAGGCTCGTGCAAGACATTTTGAAAAGGGTGCTGCAAAAGATGACGATGATGACAGTGCATACAAACCAGCGCCTGGTGATGCATCTGCAAAAACTAAACCATCAAAGTATACAAATAAAATGAAGAAGATGTTCCCTGATTTGTATAAGGAAAATAAAAGAATACCTCGTAAAAAAGGACAACACAAAAATAGTTCAAGTCATTCTGATTTGTATACAGACGAAAACCCAGAAGGAACAATCAAGGGTTTGAAATTTGCAACAGTAGATGATGCGAAAGCAAGTGTTAGTAAAATAAAAGGTTCTGGTAAATCTCATGCACATAAGATTCAGGCAGCGATTGCAATGGAACAACGTGCAAAAGAAATGGGTAAAACCAAAGAGGCAGCAGTCTATCGTAAATACATCGAACAGATGAAACAAAAAACTAAAGAGATGCAAAACGAAAAGGCACCAGATACGCAAGATGCAATGAAAAGATACAAGGCAGGAAAAGCTGGGTTTACTGATATTGCACACCTTAAAGCAAAAGGATTAATTCCTCGCTCTGATGGTACAAAAAGA